GGAAGAAGGTAATAATCATCAACTTTCTCTAATTTATTTAATGACTTTAACCTTTGTCCAAAATTTGTGTGAACATTGTTGCGAATAACTGATTGCAGTTTCTTTAATGTTGTACTTGCGTTTTTCTTGCTTCCAACTGCTAAATTTTCAACTAACTCTTTTTCTAACTTTACAGCTTGTTCGTATGCCTTCATTACATCAGTATATTCTGGCACTTGTTTAATAATTTGATCTTTAACCATATTGCGAATCTCTGCGACTAAAGCAGCTTGATCGGCAGGTGGTTTAATACCAGATGGATATTCAGCATCTATTTTTCTTTTTAATTGATCTGCTCCTCTGGCAGTATGCAATGTGTCATCCTTAACCCATTCGGTAATGTGTTTTTTAATTTTTTCTAAAGTTTTTTGGGCAGCATCGGATAATGTTGTTTGCGTTTTTCCTGCTGATTTGCTAATTTCATAATCCAAAACATCATCAACTATTTTTCCCATATCAAATTTTTTCTGATGAAGTTTAAGAGCTTTTTTATTAGTTGTATAAGTTGTGGCTTTTTCTTCTTTAAGTTTTTGAAATGCCTTATTAACATCTTCTACAATTGCACTTGGCTCTTCTACTTTTCGCATACTTTTAGTAAATGCCTCTAATTGATCGCCACCTACTTTTCCTGCTTGATACGCTTCTGTTAATGCTTTTCCACCAGTTCCAGTAGTCATTCCTAATATTGGTGCAATGGTCTTTCCTGCAAGATATTCTCCACCTTGAGCTAATTTTTTAGTTCCTTGAACTGCTGCATAAATTGGATCAACTTTACTAGCTAACTTACTTATTTTACCCACCTTACTAGGTAACATTGAGCCACCACTAAATATAATGGAAACATCGCTTAACATTCCTAGAGGATCGGTAGCAAAAGTCTTTTTAATGTTTTCTAAACCACCATATCGTTCTTTAAAGAAATTACCTACTTCTTTTGCCAGTTGTTCGTTGCCTTGTTCTCCAGGTCGAATTAAATTAATAATACTTGATCCTAAATTTTTTAAATCCTTTGCAGTTTGAATGGGATGGAAAATTGGAGTTGTAATATCTTTTAATAATTGTATTCCACTTTCATCCACATTGGACAATGCTTGTGCAAGAACTCCTCTATTTTCATCAAATTCATTTAAACTACTGCTAGTTTGTTTTTTGTTATTTGCTAAATTTAAAGCTCTTTGTTTTTTTAATTCTTCTAATGTCATTAATCTTCCATATCTTTCAATAGTCCTTCAATCACTTGTGCCTCATAATCGTTCAAATCAGTACTTACATATAATTCTTCGAGTTCTTTTTGAGATAGACTTTTGTAATCATTTTTATCGACAAGACTAGATGCAATATCTTCAAAAGTAAAAACTTGACCTTCCCATCCCTTAATAGTTCCGTTTTCTCTAAAGTAAGCAATTTTATCTTCTTTGGCTTTGGCAGCTTTCATGGAAGTATCATACAATCGTTCCATTCTTTTTAAATTGACTGCTTCAGGGAGCATTTCATTGAAGTTTGCAGCCACTAACATTCTTCCTTCTCGTTCAGTAAACTGCGCACCCAGAGTTGCTTTTAAGGATTGGAATATAATCGATTCAATGTCATTCTTTAATGCCAATGCTTCAGGATTAACAAATGCTTTTACCTTGTCAGGCATCAATCCTATAAACCAACCAGTTAAATTATCTTGTGTTTTTAATTTTTCAATATTAGTCTGTAATTTATCCAGATTAGATTCAGTTTCAGCAAATCCCAGAGTCTCCCATTCAACTGCTTTTGTGGCAAATGCCTTGTCATAAGCTACATCAAGAGGAGATAAAGCCTCTCCTCCTACCTGTCCTTGACTTCCTGCTTGTTCAGCTAAAGCCATTAATAAAGCATTTTCTGGATTTTCCTTTATTAACTTATCCCACATTGCTTTTCCGTCTTTTGGCAAATTTTTATAAAATTTAAAATCTTTTATTTTTGCCGTATCAGTAGTTCCTTTTGCTACTCCTGCCAATATTTTTTGTAATTCTAAATAATTTTTAGTTATGTCATCTTTTTTTCGATAAGCAAATTTATCTTGTTCAAATTGTGCTGCTGCTTTTGCTGCTGCTGAAGCATCGGCTGCTGTTTGTGCTTCAGTACCTCTTTTCATTCCCATTGAAAGTGCTTGACCGAAAGTGACTGGCACATCCGAATAGCCACTTGCCTCTAAAAGACCTTGTGCCATTCCTCTTCCTTTTGGCGAGACAATGTAGTTAAGTAAGTTGTCTCTCCAGTTGGGAGGTGTATCTCCTGCTCCAGTTCGTGTTTGTCCTGCTTGTCCTCTAACATTAGCCATTTCCATCATTTGCTGATTGGAAGGTGCTAGGGAAGTTTGAATTGCCGAGCCAGGAACAGGTAATTTATTTCTTATCCAAGATTGGTTTATAATGGCTTGTTTTTCTTCAGGAGTTTGTGGTAATGCACTAAATGTTCTGTTTTTAGGTTGCATATTTTGTCCCATTAAGTGAAAATTATTTGCCATATGACCACTAAAAAAATTTTCATTTTGTGGAGATCTGCCGTAATAACCTTTATCTAATATTTGTTTAACCTCACTTGTGTCAGGCATTAAACCATATTCAAAATTTGCCATTAAGCAAATCCTCCTAATAAGCCACCACCGATTGCTCCCCATCCTGCACCCATACCAGGTATGAGTCCTGCTAGTTCAGCACCTTGCATTGCGCCACCAAGTATTCCTGCTCCTTGATTTCTAAAGACAGGTTTGGTTGCTGATGTAGTTTGAGGAACTGCTGCTCCAATAGATCCTAAATATTCTCTTAATTTGTAATATGGTTTTTGCTGTTCAAAATCAAAACGAGCCATAGCATCCTGTATCTGTGCCATTTCCATCGATTCTCTAGTTTGACCAACTCCACCCAATGCTTGAATGTCTTGATAGTCGGCTGCTGCCAATGAAGGCGCAAGTTGTGTTGCTGCCATCATGTTTGCTCGTTCTTGCTGATAGTTAGGTGCATAGACATTGGTTGCCAAGTTTCCTAACTCTCTAGCTAAAGTTTCTTGATTGGCACTACTGCCAAGTCTCCCTGCTTTCGTAAATTGCGATTGAACGCCTGAAGTAACATCACCTGCCATTTGATTGTATAAATCCTGCAAATGTGGATTGGATGTTGGATCTAAATAGTCTCCCTGAAGGATCTTGTTAATTTCAGTCTGTGATGATCCAAGAAGAGGATTATTTAATGCTCTCGCACTTGCTAGATTTAACGCTGCCGTTGTTTCAGGTGCGAAACCTGCATAAGTTTGACTAGGAAAATAGTTAGGTGTTTGCGATCTAAATAAATCTTGTGCCTGACCAAACGCTTCTGTTACATAAGGTTTGACAAATTCAGACGGCTCTGTAGCTGTTGTAGTTGTGATGTTTTGGGGATTCGATCCTTTGCTCATAATTCTTTACTCATTAAAAATATTTTTTGTTTGTATCCTTTCAATTTGCGTAGCCATCCTTTGCGACCTGCAACTTCTATTGCATTGCATTGGTTGTCTCTTGCAAATTGTTCAATTGCTTTTTGTATTGGCTCAAGCCAATTATCCATGTTGTTTCCTCCTGCTAGGAAATAACGACAAATCCTCTTTTGAGGGTACTCTGCAATCTCCGTTATAACAGCACTCTCAACATGATCTTCCCAACTGATAAACAACTGGAAACGATCCTGTATCAAACCATCAATGATGTCCTGTGGCGTGTAGCAGTCATCCAGAGCAGGTTTAATTTTTTGCTCTACTTCATTCCAAATGATATGTAAATCGTCTGGTGGTACTTTTCTAATCATCCAAAAACAACATAACCGAATGTCTGGTCAACATTGGCTGAACTGGCATGGGTTAGCGTTGCTGATCCATCAACTCTTGCTGAAACATATAAGTTTGCAAAAGCCGTTGAAGCATTGGCTGTCGTTGGCATGAATAATATAATAGATCCACTTCCTATTCTTTCATCGGTAAGCGTGGTTGTCGTGGCACTAGCCGTTAAGGTTAGCGATCCTGTGCTATTGATCTTGCCACCTATTGTATTATTCAGGGCAATCGAGATCATGCGCAAATGGGCAGCTTGATCTGGTACGGATAAGGGTACAGTCTTATAGGAACTGGTTGCCATTATCCTCTAGCTCGATTCATCTTCTTGAATGTCTTGGCTAAATTCACTCGTTTAGCTAATAAAGTATTACCTGTCTTTTTGGCTTTCTTTGCCATGATGGATAAGTCTTTATTAGATAACTTTTGCTTACTGCCCTTAATCAGTTTCATTCGTTTAGCAGTTGCTCTTAACGCACCAGGTTTCTTGACTGCTCCTTGTATCCAATCTTTTTTCTTACTGCCGTTGGTGGACATTTTCATTAATCTGTTCCTTCAAATTTATCATCCCAATCATCTTCTTCTTCTTCTTCATCAATGATGTCGGTGATCTTTTCAACGATGTCATTCTCCTTGTCGTGTAGTGCTTCTAGCTTCTCAAGTTCTTTTCTTATTTTTTCTAAAGGTGTTAATTTCTTCTTTGATCTTTTTTTAAGTTTTTTTGTTGCCACTATCTTCTCCCTTCTGGTCTAGCTTCAATCTGAACACCAGATAAAGTTGTAAACTTACCTGATGCAATAATTCTTATGCGATGATACCTGCTTGTTGATCGAAGTGGGCAATCGCCATTGTTTGATCTTTCGCTTACAGCCGTTCCTACTGTTACGGCATCGGCTTGGGAAGAACGAGTAATAGGCGTTGCTGTTACAGTTCCAGTAAATCCATTGACATCAACAATGGGCGTACAGTTGATGAGTGTGCTTCTTTTGCCTTCAACTCCTTCAAATTCCTTTGTGTCAATTGTTGCGTCAACATTAGTGCCACTAAACTTGCCGAACTTGTGCGAAGAATTAAATCCTGCCAGTCCGATCTGACCATCCAACCAGCGATACGAGTCCAAGCTGTAAGGAAGCGTATCAATTGATGATGAAATTGCATCGAGAGCTTCAAGCGTGAATGCCTCTTGCGCTGAAGTAGCCAAGTATTCTAAATCAACACTTGCCGTACTCCATCTATTAACGGCATAGTTAAATACAAGTAGTTTGTTATTAAGTGAAATGCCACCTGTCGCATCAGCTCCACGATATGACCAAACAACCAAGCTGTTATTCGGATCAATTGCAGATGTGATGCCATCAATATTTGTTAAAAGATCATTGTAAAAAAAATCATCTATCTTGCCATTTCCAATTGGCTCTAGTTGCTGACCACCAGTCAGTTTATAAAAACCATCGTCAGCCAAGAAGAAAATCATGTTACCAAAGGAAGCAACAGAACGAGGAGCAAATGCTCCAATGTTATCTGCGACCTTATTAAAGGTAAAGATCAATGGAGAGCCGGTATAGTCTGCTCTGTAAATTGCTCTTTCAAAAAATATTGTTGCAAAATCCTCACCACCAACAACTGCTTGAATCTTGCCATGCGTTCCAACTACATCCTGATAACCGGACTGTGTTGCCGTACTTGCTGTCCAATCGGAGCTGTCGTTAAGTGCTGACCATTTTACTCGTTGAAAGTTCGTTGTGAACTTTTGTAGTTTGTGTGTTTCAGATCCACCAGTTGCCGATAAAGTAATGGCTGTTCCTGCCACAGCGTTTGCTGCCGTTGTAGCCAGTTTAATTGTATCAGCGTCAACCTTGATAACATAATAGGTGCTACCATCGGTTAAGTTGGTTAAAGCCGTATTGCCGTTCCTGTCATAGACAACTGTATCACCAGTTGCCCATCCATGAGCCGTAATCGTTATTTCATTGCTTGAAATAGCATTTGAATCAAATGTCTTGGCTGTTTCAATTTCTTTCGTATAACCTGCAAAAACAAAATCTCTAACAGTTGCCACATACTTTGCGTGAATGGTGCTGATGAGATCACCGAACAAGCTGCTCGATGTTTCATCAAAATATTGAATCGGATCGGAATAGTTGGTTGCGATGACTCTGTTTCCAAACTGCGTGAATGACCAGAAATCCCTGTCATTCTCCGTTGTGGAATTGGAGTAGTTTCCTGCTTTTGACTTGTCGTTGAATGCCTGTGAAGAATCATACTGATACAGTTTTGTCGTATCTCCTGCATAGTTTGTTGATCCTGTAGAGGAAAACGCTGTGAATAATCCAACAGCAGTCGTTCCTAAAGCATTGG